ACACACCCGCCGAAACAAAATCTTGCACAAGCGCAGGGTCAAGCCCACGCTGCATAAGCGTGCGAATATTGCGGGAGAAATCACGCACAGCGGCAAGACGTTCCTCCAAAGTCTGCCGAATAGCGGCAGGACCGCCGCCCACTTCCAGTTCACGCTCAAGCGTCACCGTTATGCCGTTAGCAAGGCGCTTCGTTTCCTTAACAATTTGCTTCGACGCCTTACTGGATTCAAACGACAGGCTATTGACAAACGAACGGAACCCGGACTTGATCTGCCCGACGAACTGATCCCGCTCTTGGATGAGCCTTTGCAGTACAGCGTTCTCTTTGTCGAACGCGTCCGTTGCCTTTTTAAGCGCAGCATCCAACGCGGGGATAGCCTTACCCCAACGATCCTCAATGGCCTTAATGTTCTCCTCTGCCTTTTTCTCAGCGGCATCGTAGAAAGCATTAGTCTTCGCGATAGACGCCTGATAATCCTTCTCTAGCGTTTCCAGCGCCTGCATTACGGTGTCGTATTGGCGTCGCAACTCAACAGCCTGCGCTGTCAAAGCGCGCAATTGCCCAATCGTTGCCTGCATTTCCTTACGATTACGCGCAGCGGCCTTTGCCCCAACAATCGAGGCATCCGTCAAAACAGAGTAAGCCTGACGGACTTGATCGCGAATCGCCAGGAACCCGTCAATAACACTATCTATGTCAGAGCCGCTACCGAAGATCTCAGTGATTTGCGACTCGCGACCAAATGGGCGAGCAACAAGATCACCCAAAGAAGCAAACGCCTCTCCCGCATGCACAACCTTTTCGTTAATGCGGTCAATAGCCTCACCCAATTGAGACAACGCCATAAGTGCTTTCTTGTTGTCCTCCACAAACTTTTCGGCACCCTTAGCGCCTAGCAGTTTTTCAAGCGGAGACTGCGTAGGGATAGACCCGAACACTTCGTTAATTGCAGAAGCAACAGAACCGCTCTCGCCCAACGCTTCTCTAAACGAGTCGATCAAGCCCCTAGCAAGTTTGCTACCCGCGCCCTTAGCAAGGGGGATGTTGTAAACAACGCCGCGCTCTAGACCAAGCACCATGTTCCGGCCTATGCCCATGAACACTCGCGACGGAGAACCTTCTTGCGACTCATCCCTAGCGGCAGCAATAGCAGCAGCAACAATGGCACGCGCGGCAGCAGCAACCGGACCTTGCCCATTATTGAGTGCGTTAATCATGCCGCGCACGATGTTCCCGCCGATGTTCATTGCCGCGCCCTCGGCAGCGGAACGCATTTGGTTAAGCCCTTGAATCAAGCCAACGCCAGTATTGCGACCTTGAGCAATAGCAACGGTGGACGGAGAACTAATACCCAGCGCGCCGTTAATGCCTTTTGCGAGAACGTCGCCACCCGCCATGCCAGCAGCGTTTAGAGCAGACTCTTGCTCGGACATACCCTGCGTAATACCCGCAGCGATAGCGCCAGCAACGTCAAGGCCAGCATCCTTAGCGTCCTTAACGGAATCGCCCATATTCTTAACTTCATCTCGCGCCGCATCAACAGCGCCCTTCATATCCTTGTACAGTTTGGATGTTTTGGGGTCAATCTCCCCCGCCTTCATCTGCGTTTCTACATCCTTAAGGGCACCTTCCATGACCTTAAGTTGCTTACGCGGATCGTCAAGGGTTTGCGCAAACGCCATAGCATCTTGCATGTACCCGCGAATAGCATCACGGTTATCTGTAGCGGACGATTCAGCGTCAGCAAAAGAATCCTTCATTTCTTGCAACGACGCCTTCATGCGATCTTGTGCCGCGCTTTGATTGAGAATCCCGTTTAGTTCATCGAACGCGCCCTTAAGCGCACGCACAGCACTAGCGGTACTTTCCGTTACCGCAGTCATGCGATCACCGTCAGTAACTACACCATCAGCGGCAGCGCGTGACGCGGCAGCAGCATCACGATACGCGGCAGCCTGCTCGCGCGCCCCAACTGCGGTTGCTTGTGCCCCAATAGCGGCAGCCTCGTCAGCGATACGCTTTGCCTCCGACGCGTCAATGAACGCATCTGCTTGCGCTTGGATAGCCTGGACTGCTTCGGCAGCACGCAATGGGTCGATCAAACCTTGCTCGCCAGCAGCGGTGAAAGCCGAAATAACGCGCTCTAGTTCAGCACCGCCAGTCATCACCGCAGAAGTAATCTCTGCCATAGAGACACCAGCAATATTGGCTAGGTCTTGGAAGTCTTGAACGTTGTTTTGAATCCACATCCACCTACCCCACTCATTAGCGAGTAGGGATGCGGCAATAACCTCGGCGGCTGCTTCCTGCGCTGCGGGACCTTGTTGCGAAAGCGCATCAGTCAATGCAGCAACGCGAGCCTCTGCTTCCGCGCTCTTACCAGACAACACTTCATACGCAACGGACACGCCGATGATTGCCCATCCGACAGGCCCAAGCGATGCCATTAGGCCCTTTGCTGCAGCGCCCATCGCGCGGAAAGCGTTAGCGACTCCGAGTGCTGCAACACGCGCGCCAGCAGCAAGCGCTCCCATTTGCGTTCGTGCGGCGATCATTGCGGTCTTAATGTCTATTTGGAACTTCACCAACGATGCCTTGATACCAGCAAACGCGGTCGCCATACGAGTCCGTAGCGTTGCGGCTGCAGCAGCAATCGTCCCGAACATGGTCACTACCTTGCCGCCGATCCACAAGATAGGGCCTAGGACAGCAACAACCCCAGAGAACGCGACAACAACTGTTTTAACTGGTCCGGGCAAAGACTGGAAACCATCAAGCAATGTCTTTGCAAACTTGGCAACCTCCGTAACAAGCGGAACAATAATGTCGCCAATACCAATAAGGGTTCCTTGCAATGACGCCAAAGCCTGTTGCATCTTGAACCCGGCAGTTTCTGAAGCCGCATCAAACGCTTCTTGCGTCATCCCCGCAGAGTCGGCAACAACACCAAACGTTTCAGAGATCGTTGTCGCGTTAGCGTCCAAGATTTGGAACGCAGCCGATGCCGCCTCGGACGACCCAAGCAAGCGTCCTAGTTGCTCGCGATTCCCGCCGAGAGCCTTATCCAACATTTGCAACGTAGCCGGAAGCCCTTGCTTTGCAATCGAATCTCTAAGGTCTTGTGCGCTTAGACCGACTGCTTCCAAAGACTTCTTTGCTTCCTCAGTCGGAACAACGAACGCTCGGAACAATGCAGCCATTTGCGTGACCGATTGCCGCGCGTCACCGTTCACGCGAGTCAAAAGCGCAACAGCGCCACCCATATCTTGGAAAGATGCGCCAGCCTGCTTAGCAAACGGCAAAACTCGACCAATAGCAGAAGCAAACTCGGAAGTCTCAAAATTACCTGCGCGAGCCGTTGCGACAATAGCGTCAGTAGCGTCTGCGGCGCTAAGCACTTCCGGCCCGTAAGCAGCCAAAGCGCCAGCCAATGATCGAGCAATATCCGCAGTTTGCCCAAGCCCTGCAGCGCCTGCCCTTGCCGACATATCCAACGCTTGCATAGCGGTTTCGCCACGCAATCCCGCTGACGTAACAACGAACAATGCGTCTGCAAGTTCAACGGGTGACTTAGCGGTAGCCCCAGACAACGCCAAAACGTCGGCCTGCATTGCCTTAACCTCATCGGAAGCGATACCGACAAGGCCGACAATCTTATTCATTGACGACTCAAAATCTACCGACGCTTTTACTGCGGCGGCTCCGACAGCGGCAAGCGGCAACGTAATGCCAACCGTCATCCCCCTACCGACCGTTGACATTTCAGAGCCAACAGACTTGAGGCGATCACTTAACGTCTTTGTGTCGTCGGTTACTTGCTTAAAACTCTTTTGCAAAGCCGACATTTTGGCTTGAACATCACTAATGTCAGCCTCAAACTTGGCAACGACATTAGCGACAGCCACGGCTACCTACCTTTCTTAGCCTTCTTCGACGCTTGCTCTTGCTCCCACACGCGAAGATGCTCTAAAGCGATCCATTCAGTTAGTTCGTAGGAGGAGAGGGGACGGTGGCCTGGACCCCCAAGTAGGAGTTCATCCACCGTCCTCCCCAACCTTTGCGCTAACTCGTAGACGAATCGTCTTTCTGCGACTTGGAGGAATCTTTTCCCGCCGCATCCTGCTCGTCCTTACCGATACCCGACAGTCGCAGCCCGACATTGGCAAGGCGCTCAACAGCGGCGCTTGACTTAGCGAGGATTGCGGCCTTATCAGCCTCGGTAAAAATCGGTTCGGTCGAATCCGGGTCGAAAGCGCACGACACAACAACGTCAGGGTAAACAATGCTCATGTTCACTTGCTGCGTGGTCTGGTCAAACGCGTTCTGCATGAGTGTGATGCGATCACCCGCGCTCATACCGCGAACGAGAACATCAACTCCCCACTCAGGGATAGTCACAACCTCTGACGGAATATCCTGAGCGGCAAGAATCTTGTCGCGCAAACTAGCCATTACTGTTTCCTTTCGATTGGCCCACTATGGGAACGTGGAATTAACTGAACCTAATGTCAGAACGTAGTGCCAGTAACGCCACCCGTGACCTGCAGTTCAAGCGAGTACGTCACAACGTCACCAACGGGGCTGGAAACCTCGTAGGACGTGATCAGCGCCTCGCCGGTGAACTTCGGCTGCGCGGAAGCGGAGCCAGCGGGACCGTACTCAAACGAGATGCTGGACACCGAACCCGACTTGAGGTTGGCGATGTTGCCAGCGATCTGCGTATCAACGGTGGCGTCGAACATGCCGGAGAGCGAAATGGTCGCGTCACCAAGACCCGTGATGTAGGTCTTATCGTTCTGACCGAAAGCCGTGGTCTCGGCAGTCTCGATCTCGCGCGGCATCGAAATCTCATTAAGCGTGTCGCTAATGTTCACGAGTGAGGCGGCGGTGCCGTCAAGCGCGAAGTACGCGTTCTTACCATGCTTGAAAGTGGGCATTACTATCTCCTTGCTGCCGAAACGTGGTAGGTGATGGAGCCGGACGATCCGGCGAGGGCGTGCGTTGCACGGAGATATTGATTCACCGTGCCCGTGCTGGTAATGCTCTCTCCCGTCGTGGTAGACGCGGAGACAACTGTAAATGTAACAAGATCAACCCAAGTAGCGTTATCCGCTGAGTGCTG